CTCCACTTATTAACTATCTCAACAGAAGCCTTGCAGTATAATGGTGTGCAATACATAGACATATTGCACGGAAATTTAAGAGTTTGTAATGGAGAGGTTTAGATGTTGATACCAAATTGCTGCAAGAAAGTTCTGGCAGCAGGAGAGAATCCAGATTTAGCCCAAGCAAGTTGTCCAACGGAGTTGAACGCAGCCTTAATTTCTGTTATTTTTTGAGTCATCCATTCTTCTGCAGTCATTGTTCCGTAGCGCTGGCGAAGGACTTTTTTCATGAAATTTACATCCATATTATCTTTGAGAACCCTGTGCATCTCGATAACCAGTGGGTAGAAGTCAAAAGCATCAAGGAACATTTCTGCCCCAGGTGCGAATCCAAGATACATTGTATAACCATCAGCCCAAGTGCAACCTTTAACTTCAGCAAGAGGCATGACAATCTGAGCACTTGCTTCAGCCAACTTAAGGACACTAGCCTTGCATGTGTCAGCAACCCATCGCGCTAGATATCCCGACATCCTGTGAAGTGTGATGGCATTGTCTGGCACAGGATTTGAGACATATTGGGGAAAATGGTTATTAACCACTGTGAATTTGACCCCACCAAAAGTAAGATCGACACTTGGTTGTGCCGTCTTATGTAGGACCATCTTGGCCTTCTTCTGGTTGAGGAAGAAGACTCTAGCAACACCGAAGTTGAGTTGCTGCCCATACTTACCAATAAATGCCACATACCCAACCTCCGGGTTAAATGTAGCTGCATTCCGTTGTGGTACATCTTCAAAAATGAATTGGCTTGACATATTTCAGTAGTGTATTCCACTATTAACTACTGAAATATGTCAG